GAGCGAATTGTGTAACAACTCAACGTCCTCGATGAAAGGAGACACCCAGAGACGGCCGAACTTGCGGCCACAACGGGTGTTGAGATCATCAAAGGACGAGAAGTGAATTCGGCCCTTGCCTGGCGCGTAGCGCCATGCGTCGGGAGCGAACTCGGACAGTTTTCTGTCCCAGTTCCGCGCCCAGTGAGTTAATGTAACTCGAGCCGATAAGGACTCTATACCAAATATTAAAGCCGAAGTGAAAGAAAGGGATCTACCAACGTCGGACACAAGGTCCGACAGTGGTAAGAAACCTGTCTTTCGCAAGGACGACAATAGCCATTTTGACCCCGTGTACACGGGGGCAAAAGCAGAGCCATCGTCGATATGAGGCAACATCCAACCGGGGAACAAATCAGGTCGATGCTCCCGTAGTACCATGGCGAGTTGATCGCCAGTGCACATTAACGGGGATTTCGACAAGAATGCTTCCCGGACAGTTTCGAGGGAACCGGAGAAGTAGCGCCATAATGGCGCAATCCAATCCGAGACCTCGATATGCCTTATACCACGTCGGTTCCGAAGGTTGAAACCGCTTAACATAGTTAAGCGACAATAACTCTCGAAGCTGACATCGTCAGAAAGTGCGGCTGAAATGAACGCTTTAACAAGCGAAGGTATACGTCTCCTCCATATGAACCGTTCACCGTCAGGATGCCCGATCCCTAAACCGCCTAAAAAGGCGGGAAGGTAAATCGGGTACTTCCGGTACCGATTGTAAAACTCTCGGTAAACGGCGTATTGAAGGCCGCAAACCTCTCGCCCTATTCGGTAATACCGAAATTGGGCGGATAGATAGTTTGCGAACGACAGTACGGGATGAACGGACTTACGAGGATCAAGATCAGAACTTTTGGCGAAGTGCCTTACTTTAACAGTATCGAAATGCCGAAGTTTGCGACTGAGGGGGCGCTTAATAAGCGCTCCTTCTTCGCAAAAGACAGCAAAATCTCTACTAATAAAGTGGGCTCCGACCGATAGCCTCATCCCTAAGCACGATATAATCGTGCCATAGGTTTTGGCTACCTCAAGAGGGACGACCGCTATTAGGTCGTCTCCCTGGACTTTCGATGCGAACCGCTTACAATCGTGAATAAAAGCGCTGTAAAACAGCGCACATATGTTCACGAGAGTAAGCAGAACGTACGTAGTCGGGTACCCCATTAGGATACCCGAAGTCTGCC